GCGGCGCGGGCAGAGCGTAGAACTTCATTATTAGATGCTGTAACCACACGCTCCGTTTCCCTTGCTGCACGGCCTACCACTTCTACAGCTTCAGCGGCGGCATGAGCCACTGCATTTTCGGTTTGGATTAAAACATCTGCAACTGCACCCATATTTGGAACGCTTGGATCATCCACCCTAGTCCGTATGGGTAGTTCGGGAATGCGGATACCAAGCAGGCCGAGGACGCTATTTACACCACGAATAACGGTATTTATCGCCCCGGCGATTAAGTTCCAAAGGCCGTCAACCAGCCATTGGCCCATCCGCTGTATCCCATCCCAAAGGGAACGGATTATATTTCGGCCCGATTCAACTATCTGCGGCAGTAGATTGGCAATCCCGCGAACCAAGGCCATGATAATCTGTGGGATGGCCTTGATAATTTCCGGGATTGCTATTATCAGACCTTCAACTAAGCTGATTATTAATTCGATTCCTGCATCGATTAACATGGGCAACATTGTGCCGATGCCTTTTACCAAACTTATAACCAGATCAATGGCGGCGGATATTAATTGTGGAAGCGCGGCAATAAGCCCTTCGATTAGGCTTATCACCATCTCTATCCCGGCATCTATTATCATGGGCAGGGCTTCAATTAAACCCTCCACCAGCCCGATTATCATTTCTATACCCGTTTGTATTATTTCGGGTATGCTGTTAACCAAAAAATATATAATGGTGTCGATAATTTCGGGCAAAGCTTCCAGTAGAACAGGTATGGCATCCATAATCCCGTTAACAATACCTTCTATTAACTGGATACCCATTTCTATCAGCTTGGGTATGCCTTCCACTAAGAATTCAATTATTGCGTTTAATATTGCCGGAAGTGCCGCGATCAGCACGGGCAAGGCTTCGAGAATCCCTTCCACTAGCCCGTTTATAAGAGCGAGGGCCGCTTCCAGCATTTTTGGAAGATTGTCAATTATCGTTTGAACGATAAACATTAGCATTTCAACAATGGCAGGCAAAAGTAATGGTAATGCCTCCGCCAGCCCCATTGCTAAAGTAGTGACAATTTCTAAAGCACCCTCCAACAAAACAGGCAGGGTGTCAATGATGGCTCCAACTAAAGTGTTTATTATGGTGGTGGCTGTATCGATAAGCATCGGCATACTATCAACGATGCCATTTACCAAAGCGGCAATAACATCCGGCGCGATTTCTGCAACAGTTGATACCATCGTACCGGCCATATCCAATATTTTCGGTACAGCCTCTGATATCCCGCCAACAAGCGTTTCAATGCCTTCAGTTAGGGCCTCTGTTGCCCCTTCTTGCCCGGAAACAATACCGGCAAAAGCCTCGGTTATCCCTGCCATCCCCGGCAGAAGCTCTGCACCGATACTGCTCCTTACACCTTGGATAGCGGTTTTTAAATCGGTTTGGGCATTGCCGAAAGCAACGGAAGCATCAATTAAATCATCCGACATAACCCCGCCCAAGGCATGTGCGCTTTCGCGTAGAGCCTCCATTTCCTCGGTTGAACTGTTAAGCAGCGGCATTAATTCCATAGCCGCCCTGCGCCCAAAAATCTCCAAAGCCATGTTTGTTTTTTCCACGCCTTCGGGCATTTCTTGAAATGCGGCAACAATGGCGTTCATCGCATCTTCCGGGGAGGCTTCCCGGACTACATCAAAACTAAGGCCAAGCCGTTCCACGGCCCGACCTACCTTACCGCCATCTTCTTCAACACTACCCATGGCGTTTTGTAGGTTGCGCATACCATAGGAAAGGTTATAAAGTGATGCACCAGATTGGTTGAGGATATAATCCCACTCTTGCACACCTTGGCGCGACATACCCATTTTCTGTGCTGTATTATTAACTTCAACCCCCAAACCGGCGGTTTCCTTAGCTATGTTATTAAGTGACTTTCCAACCGCAACAGTAGCTGTGCCAATGGCAACCATAGCGGCACCGACCGCAATGCCCACTTTTTTTAGAGTAGCACCAAGATTAGAGAAACTGCTTTCTGCATCATCCGCTACATCGCCTGCGTCCTCAACATCATCTGTGAAATCGTCAATTTTCTCACCGGCATCATCGAAACTATCTGCGGCGGCATCTATGGCCTTAGTGGTGGAATCCAACTCCCGCTCCATATTATTTAAAGCGGCCTTGGCATTATTAAGCTGGATGGCCCAGGCTTGGGTACGTTTATCATTTTCGCCAAAACTGTCGGTGGCATTTTTTAGAGCGGATTCCAGTGTGGTGATTTTGTCTCTTTGGGCTTCTACTTCTTTATTAAGGGCCTGATTCCGGGCAGTCATGGATTCCATGGATTTGTCGTTGCGGTCAAACTGGGATTCGATTAACTTCATCTCACTGCCCAGCACTTTGAAATTCTGGTTAATTTCCCGCAGGCTGGCTTTAAACTCGCGTTCCCCTTCCAAGCCGATTTTTAGCCCAAATGAATCCGACACACCATCACCGCCCTCAAAATTTACTACAATAGCAAAAGGGCCTGCTCATATGAGCGAAGCCCTTTTTACATACCATCGGGAATAATATCTTCGATAAACAACTCGCGCTTTGGCTTTGCCATACCATGGAATTGTTTATGGCACTCCCATAAATCCAGTAAATGGCCTATGGGTGTGAGCCACACTTCATCTTCGGTAAAGTTTAGATGCGCTCTGCCGTAATATAAAAGCCGGATAAATAACTCTGCGTCATTTACCCGGCCTAACTGTTTTTTCCCGGTGTTTCTTCCGATTCGATGTTTCTTTTCGTACCCCGGAACATACACTGGGTTATTGCTTCTTTGTAGGTTGCCAACTCATGCGGCTCGGTGAATAATTCTATGAATTCTATGGTCAGCAGTTCTTTGGGATCGCTTGGATTGCGGAAGTTATGTCGGAGGATGGATTGGTTTGCCAGTAGCACGATTAGATAATTTATCTCGTCCAAGGCAAGAGTGAAGTTCTCCGCCTTCATTAGCTTTTCGCCAAGGTTTTCTAAGCCGCCATACCTTTCCCCTATGGCCTTGGTTGCCAAGGTTGTGAGAATTAGCGGATATTCCTCGCCGCCGATTGTTATTATTGCACTTCTATCAATATCCATTAGAGCCTCCCCTACTTAGTAGTTTGCCCGGTATCTTCTTGGATAGCGGGTTTGGTTTGCGCAGGCTTGGGCGTTTTTAATGCCGTTGCCTCTATAACCGCAGATGATGCTGAAGCCGCCGGAAAATCCGGGTCATAGACGGCATTAAACCAACTGCTTATGATAGTATTGGGTACATTTGTGTGACCTTCCACTGCCTCGGCTTTCCATGGGTGACGATTACGAGCGTCTGGCTTATTCCGCCGCATAATAGTGCCTTCTATGCTTGGGGTTTGGAATGTGATGGAATCACCCTTGGTTTGTAGATTAGTGGATGGTGTGCCGAAAATAACTCGGTACAACCAAAAATACTTATACAGGCCATTTGCACGTCTGGCCCGGAAGCCTACGGCCACGGGTGGGCCAACATCCTCACTTGAGGAAATAAGCACTCCGTTTTCGTCAATACCGGCACCAAGTAAAATAGCCGCTACCTCCGGGGTTATTTCGTCAACACCCAAGGTAAGTGTGCCGGATTGGAATTCCCGGACGCTTTCCTGAGCCGCATCATCCGCATATAACATTGCTTCAGCAATCTCGATACTTAAATCCGCTTGGATAGCCTTTGCCAGCCTTGCAGGTGTGCCGTAAGTTTCCATTCCTTCATTGCCATCGGTTATAGGTGCGTAAAACATATCACGTAAACCAATCGTTGCCATTTATCCAACCTCCACTTCATATGGTTTGGCTATATCAATAGCCGCATGATGGTATTTGGTGTCCGCTTCGAAGCCGATATAGCGGCGGTCGGATATGGTGAAATCCGAGCCAAGCAGTGCCTTTGTAAGCCGATTCCGAAGAGGGTAATAATTATCCTTACTGTAGATAGCCAGCCGCGCTTCCTGTATATCCGCTTGGGGCAGATTATCGGCGGCAAGGGCGAAGCTATCCACAAGCGGGATAATGACTACATATTCATCCGGAGGAACGCCACTAAAATGTCCGGCTTCAAATGGCACGTTCATATTCGTAAGCAAAGCGGTTAGTTCGGACAAAATATTCATACGCTATCAATCTCCTTCTCTAGTTGGGATATCATGGCTTCAACGGCGGGTTTCCGGCTTGCGGCTCTGGCCGGGGCCAGGAATGGCCGCGCCGGTTGGGTGGAAGTGCCGTGTTCCAAAATGTTAGCCACCATTGCATTAGAACGGCCATCGCTACGAGGTTCGCGGAAGCCAACCTTCACATCGTAATTCCCATCCCTGTCCAGCTTGGCAGGGGAAATACCTAGCGCACCGGCCAGTTCTCCGGTGGAGCGGGATTCTTCTTGGGTATCCCGGCCTATAGCAGATTGGAGATTGGAGCGGACTTTTGCTTCCACAACCTCTGCCCCGGCCCGTAGTACCCTCGGCATGATTTCATCTGTTTTTTCACCTAATCGGGAAATCCGATCCAAAAAATCATCCGGCATTTTTACAGATACGCGGGCCATGGCTTCACCCTTTCGATGGTGTTATTTTTTCGCATAAAACTTCAACATACATACCGCGCCCATGTACATCATCAATGCTAATAATGTTGTAGTGTTCATCATTGCAGTGGATAAACATGGCTGTGGTTATGGTGAGGTTTGGTATCACACGAAACCGAAACAGGGTATTTGCCTCGGAGAAAGCGGCACGGTTACGCCATTTTTCGTTGCCATGTCGGGATTCTTTATAGGCCCGGACTTTGGTTAGAACAGTATCGTTTTTTGTTGCAAAGCCCTGTGAATCCTTCTGCGTATCAGTAGATAGGATTTCAATAAAATGGCGCATCTTCAAACTTCCCACCTCTTCTCCATCAGCAGTAGCCGGTTAACCGCATCCCACACCTGTTTTGCGGCACCAACATAATCTGCGAAAAAGCCGCCGGTGGAGCCATCCCTACTTTCATAGAAATGGCTCGACAGCATAATCACGGCTTGCTCTGTGGTTGGGGGAAGTTTGCCGCTTTTGTATTCACGTTTTTGGTAGCTTTCGGCGTAGGCAAGTGCGGCAGAAATAAAGCCACGTAGCAGTTCATCGTCCTCATCGTGGGATAGGATAATATTTGCCTTTACCCTTGGCAGCAGCCGGTTAACCATGCGGCTCATCTTATGCTCCTGTTTTGAGAAGCTGGATACCTTCGGCCAGAATAACTTTGCCATCCACGCGCTGGGTTGCGATAAAACCAACTTGACCGTTACCGGCAAAGAGTTCGTTTAGTCGCTGGACTGTGCGGCCCATGCGGTCGGCAACCCAGTAATGGGCAAAATCTCCGAAGGCTACCGGCAATGCACCGGCTTCCACAGTAGGAACATATGGGGAAGTATAAAGGCGATAGCCCAGTAGTCTGTCCGGCTCCCCGGCCTGAACGCTTGGTTGCCAAAGATACTGGCCGTTGGAATCCTTCAGTTTACGGATGGCCGAAACTGTTATATCTCGCATAAGGAATACCGCATTTCTGCGATATGGGCTTTTTAATGCGTAGATTAAATCGATTAAGTTATCGGTGTTTATAGTGTTTCCGGCATTTACGCCGATGGTGCCGCCGCCGGTTTCTCTGAAAATGCCTGTAGGCTGGCCCACACCGGTGCCGATGCAGAAGGCTTCCTCTTCGGCCACCCCAAAGGCTCTGGCAAATTCATCTGCGATGTAACTTTCAAGGTCAAACATGGAATCCTGTAATAATTCCATGCTGATGCGGATTAAATCGGTAAGTTTGTATGCATCAATGGTCTTTTGTGAGAAGGTTAGTGTGCTTTCTTGGATAGGCGCGTTTTCCGGTGTCCAGCGGGCCACGGATTTATCTGCGGCTATGGGGATTTTACGCTCTGCCGAAGTTGAGATGGTTCTGGCGATGCGGCGGATTACGTTGGCTTCTTCCAAACCTTGAACGATGCGGCGTTCAAACTCCACCGGCACCAAGTAGCCGCCATCCGCGTCCGGTGTGGTGGAAAGCACGTTATGAACCGGGTTTTTAAGCCGTAGCACAGAGCCAAAGTCCTCTTTGTATTCTTGGCTGGCGCGACCGGTTTTTTCTGCTTCGGGATTGGTGGGGGAATTGGTAACGGGTTGGCTGGTGGGTTTGGACATTTCAAGGTCATAGGCCGCTTGACGTTCCAGCCGCTCTATTTCCTTGCCCAAGGCCACCATATCCGCTTCCATTTTGTCATACTCGGCGGCGGCTTCGGGAGAGACCATGCCATCTGTACCGCGCTTGCTGTCCAAGAACTCCTTGGCTGTGTTCCATAGTTTGTTACGCTTTTCGCGCAGTTGTAAAATTTGACTCATTTTGGTTTACCTCCATTTAGTGTGAAATTAAAAAGAGCCTCTTTTCGAGAGACTCTGCTGAGATGCCTTTGGGCTGATCATTTTCCGGTGCCGGTGGCTTGGGTATTAATTTTTCCAGTAGTGAGTTGGTTACGGCCCGTCTGGAAAAAGCATAAACTTCCGTACTTGGATTTTCGTTAGAAGCGGCGCGTTTGCCATCCTCCAGTAAATCATCTGCAAATCCCATATCGATTGCCTTGTGCGCCGACAGCCATGTTTCCGCATCCATTAAGTTTGATAGTTTGGTACGGCCTTGGCCTGTTTTGATTTCATATGCGTTGATGATGGATTCTTTAACCTCGGATAGCATATCTATGGCTTTACGCATTTCTTCGCTATCGCCAATTGCTATGCTCATGGGATTATGCACCATCATTAGTGCAGTTGGGGCCATTAAAACTTTTGTGCCAGCCATGGCTATGACGGAAGCTGCGCTGGCGGCGATGCCGTCTATCTTTACGGTTACGTTGCCTGTGTAGTCCATTAGCATGGTGTATATTTGAGATGCGGCTATACAATCGCCGCCCGGTGAATTTATATATACAATTACATCTCCATCACCGGCAAATAACTCTGCCCGGAACGCCGCTGGGGTGATCTCATCACCCCACCAAGTTTCCTTGGCTATTATCCCATCAAAGCGAAGGGTACGGACACCACCCTCCCCGTTGGAAAAGTTCCAAAATTTATTCATGATGTATCATCCTCCCGTATGTTACGAGCGTAGGCCGCACCTACATCTTTAAGTTTGACCATGTTACCGTTTACGAAGTGAAGATTGCCGCCTTCTTCATCGGACAGCAGATTCAAATCCTCCAAGGCCCGGACATCATTAATACATAGGAAACCGTTCTGTATGCCAGTGGAATATCCGGCCATCCTTGTTTGGAAATCCCCTCGCAAAAGCCCATCCACGTTAAACTTGATGCAGGTTATGGCCTTTTCACCGGGCAAAAGTAATGATTGTTGCAGGCTCATTTCCCAGCGAACCACCCATGGGTCAAGGGTGTATTTTACGAATTCCAAACTTTGCTGCTCAATATTGGAAAAACTACTCCTGTCGAGGTCACCAACCATATGCGGCGGCACCCTAAAAATCCGGGCAATTTCTCCAATTTGGTATTTACGGGTTTCTAGGAATTGTGCCTGCTCTGGCGGAATTGTTATCTGATTAAACTTCATGCCTTCTTCTAATATCGCAGTTTTATGGGCATTGCTAACGCCTTGATATCCCGCTTCCCAGCTTTCTCTTACACGTTTTATATCCTTGATGGTGCCGGGATGTTCCAATATGCCGCCGGGTGTGGCACCGTTGGCAAAAAATTTACTGCCATATTCCTCCGTTGCAATGCTCATGCCCACAGCGTTTTTCGCCATGGCAATGGGGGAGTAGCCTATAAGCCCATCAAACCCCAGCCCCGGAATATGCAATATATCTTCCCGGCGAAAAGGGATCACGCCTTTGTCGCTTTGATATGTGTAAATAAGCCGCCCGTTATTTGCCCGCTCGACAGTCATTCTGTTGGGTAAAAGCGGATATAGTGCAATTGGATAACCGCGCCCATCCCTTACCACCTGTGCATAGGCATTCCCCCAAAGTAGCAGATGTGACATAAGTGTTTCGCGCCACACAAATGATGTCATTTCATCGTTAGGCTCGTCATGGAGGAGATGGTATAAAGGATGATCATGATCTACAGCTTTTCCGCCGTCCGGTTGACGTTGATAAACATGGAGCGGCAAGCTGGCTACAGCTTCAGCAAGAATGCGAACACAGGCATAAACAGCGGAGGTTTGCATTGCTGTTATTTCATTTACCGCTTTTCCGGCAGGGGTGCCGCCGAAAAGAAAGTTCCAGCCTCCACCGATAACCGTACTGGGCTTATTGCGGGAGCGAAATAGATTTTTTATTATCCTCATGCGTATTACTCCCTTGGAACACCGATAAAATCAAGAAACGCACCCAGGCCGAGTGCGTTCATGCAATAGTCATATAATTTTGGATGGGTCTGTGACATTCTTTGAAAGCGATTAATTTTATCCCTATGGCATCCTACAGGGCAAAATGTACAGCCGGTGCGCTTTTCTCCTGTAGTGGAAAGCCGTCCTTTTTTATCCTCCACAATATCCCCATAAACTGAGGCTATTGGAATATTGTACTGGCGGATATATTGGAGAATGTCTTGCTCTGTCCAAAAAGATAACGGCTTAGATTTGGGTTGCTTTGTGTCAAATCCATTGCATCCCGTCTGAAACCATGCCTTTCGTCTTCGCTGGCTTTCAATCGCCATCATACCTATTATGGGATATTTGCCGCTTACTTTTGAAAACCTATGAAGGGGATTTTCTTTCATAATGTCACAGCATTTGGCGGAGATTATGAATGGGGCATCCAATAAAAAGGCCCATTTTCCGTATCGGTCATGATTAAATCCGTTTGGTAAATAATCCGGCCCTAAACCTTTCATTCTACGCAAAGCCCACTCTGAGCCTTTTCGTGCATAATAGATTGTATGGGCAACATCCTTTGACGGATAACACCAGCCATGTATTTTTACAACTTCATCAAAACGCAAGGCTGGTCGTAAAACTGTTACATTTTCTGTGCTTTTGGCAATTTCCCGTACTTCCGGATATTCCAGCCCGGTATCAACGAATACCGCTTCGATATCGGGAAAACAGCGTCTTGCCAAATCTAAAAGCACCGCCGAGTCCTTGCCTCCCGATATAGAAACGGATACCATGCCATTAAAGCGAAAGTGCCATTCTATTATTTTTGCTTGGGTAACCTGTATCTTTTTCCAAAGGGGCCACGCCTGCATGATTTTCAAATCCTCTGATGTGTGCTTGGGTGCTTTTCTCATAGAAATAAAATCCCCCTTTCGTCATAGACGCTATTGGTGGTGCCTTCTTGTAGCATGGCGCGGGCCAGCCCCATCACTAATGCAACGGCTCCGTCCACCTTTTCAGTCGATTTTTTCTTGCTTATCTTCATATTTAGATGAGCATCAACCTCGGCCACAACATTGCCCATATTCCAATCCATCACCGGGTGCTTGCCATGCCGCAATTTCCCTTCCTGCACTAATTGCATAAGGTCACGGGTGGGAGCCGCCATACTTCCGAAGCCCTGGCCAAATGGGAATACTGTAAAACCGCGCTCCTCGCCCAACTCCTCAAGGTCGCGGCGGATTTTTTCCGCGCCCCAGCGGTCATAGGCGATTTCTCTAATGCGAAAATCCTCGGATAACTTTTCGATAAATGAAGTGATATAGTCATAATCAACCACATCACCCTCGGTGGTGTTGATTACTCCCATCTTCCTCCAAACGGCGTAGGGTACATGATCGCGGCGAGTGCGCAAGTCGATTGCATTTTCGGGAAGCCAAAAGAATGGCATAACTGTATATTTTTCATCGTCACCTTCCGGCGGAAATACCAAGGACAGTGCTGTAAGGTCGCTGGTGGAGGATAAATCCAAACCGGCGTAGCAATCCCGGCCATGAAAATCCTCTAGGCTCATTTCTTCGCCGCAGGCATCCCATTTATCCATGGGCATCCAGCGCACATCGGCATTACACCATTCATTTAAGCGAAACTGACGGAAGTGCATTTCTTCTGCCGGGTTTTGGCTGGCCTGTTCGTAGGCGGCTTTTACGGTTTCAAATGGAATGGTCACGCCAATGGAAGGGTTAACCTTTCGCCAGATGGTTTCGTCATTCCAATCATCGCCATCCTCAATGCCAAACACAGCCGGGTAAAACGAAGGGTCTATCTTTGAGCCGTCCAGTACGGCTTTGGCTTTACAGTGGATTTCATAACATATGGATGTCCTATCTCTACCGGCAGTAGTGATGAGGAAATAAAGCGGTTGCCGCCGCGCATCGCCGGTGAACTTTGTCATGGTGTCGAACAGTTCACGGGTCTGCTGTGCAAATAACTCGTCAAAAATAAGCCCGGACACGTTGAAGCCCTGCTTTGATTTTGTTTCGGAGGACAACACCCGGTAGAAACTGTTGGTGTGGGGAAATATAATCCGCTTGGTAGAGGGTACTAACTTGGAAAGGCCCGCTAAATCTCCACATTGTTCCACCATGGCTTTGGCTGTATTAAAAACGATGCTGGCTTGGTTAATATCGGCGGCACAGGAGTACACCTCTGCCCCAGCCTCCCCATCTGCGAAAAGAAGGTAAAGGGCAACTGCAGCAGCTAGTTCTGACTTGCCATTTTTCTTTCCAATCTCAACATAGGCAGTACGAAACTGACGGTATCCTGTTTCCTTATCCACTATTCCAAAAACATCACGGATAATCTGCTCTTGCCATGGCATCAACCGGAAAGGCTTACCGAACCACTCCCCGGTGGTATGGCGGAGCATGGATATGAAATTCACAGCAAAATCGCCGCGCCGTTGGTCGTAGCGGCTTGTTGGTAGCATTAATGATGTGGGTTTATATTTGTAATTGCCCATGGATACCTCCCAAATAAAAAAAGACTCCCATGGAAGTCTTGAAGTAATAATTCTTGTACGAGGAATAACCCCCGGTTAGGGGCCTCCTCTCTGGTGTCGCTGGTCTAGCCTGCCGGTATTAACCCTCGTTATCGAAAGAGTTGTTAACTGCGTGTATAAGTTCCGCATCGGCCAGTATTTCGGGCAGACTATTCATTCCAGCCTCGTCCGGTATAATATCCGTAGCGATATCCTCGATGGCCATCGGTGCGGGAGCGGCCTCCTCGACAGTTTTTTCTGGCGCACCGTACCGCCAGCTTGAATTCCCGCTTAAGTTTGCACACATCAGCTTGCGAATTTGCCCAAACTCCTGGCCTATAAGCCCCAGTCCTATAAGCCAGACGCGCATGGTAAAGCGTTCGTTTTCAAAGTGCTCCTGTGGCTTGGCGGTTACGCGCTTCTTTTCCTTGGCTGTGGTGCTGAGAGCAGTTATAAATTGCGCATATGCCATTAGGTTATCGCTGTGGTCGGCTGTGAACCAAGGGAACTCGATGCCATTTTCCAAAACTCTAATGGGTATTGCATCCACTCCAAGGGCCTTTTTGATGAGCGGCTCTTTGGCAGTGACCATTTTGCAAAGGTTGTCGAGGTTCTCCGGCGTGAAACCGTCCAGCGGAAGTGTAATGGAAATGCTGTCCGTTTCGGCTTTCAATTCGACTGGTTCTTCCACCGCCGCGTCTGCTTTTGCGCGAAAGTCACGCTTAATGGTGGTTTTATCCCAATCCCCGGTTTTGTGTGAGGTGTTGAGTGCGAATGTATGGTCATCGCCGTAGCTGTAGACCGTTCCCATCGCAGTGCTGAAATATTCGCTGTAACCTTCAGCTGTAGCTTCGTCATGGGTTGCAAATTCCTCTGCGATGTAAATTTCTCCGCGAGGGGTGTCGAGGGTGTAAAGTCTTGGAATGTCGCGCTTGTTGGGCTTTGTTGGCCCTTCTTCAACTTCCGGCGCATCCTTAGAAAGTGCAGGTTCCTCGGCGGCTTGGGCTTCCTCGATAGGTTGCCCATCGGTTATCATTGGGGCCTCGTCAATCCCGGCCTCGTCCGGTATTTCATATTCAGTTGCGACCGGGATAAACTTGTGTGGGTTGAGAAGTGTTGCGATGAGTTCCCGGTTCTCCGGCCCGGTGAGGGTGCCGGTCTTGTCGATGTGGTATTCGCCAACTTGGTAGGCGAAGGTTGGGGCTCCGAGATATTTGGATTCTGTTCCCATAATTTCTGTGAGGGCCGTTACCAGTGTTTTGCGCTGTGCGCCTGTTAGGTTGTAGTTGATTGTCATTGCCATTGTTGTTACCTCCATTTTCCTTATTTTTTCGGGTTTTCCGCCCGTTCGGTGAGTCTATATATCACTCAGAACGCCTTTTATAGCAAGGGAATGTGGAGGAAAATAGCGGTATAAATGCACCAAAGATATAGCGGATATTTGTCCGGGCCTTGTGTAATCCGTAATACAAAATAGTTGGTGTACGAGAGCAAGCCCCGCAGGGCTGGCTCGGTTATTTTATAGTTATGCTTTTGTTTCTTACACCACTCCCTCGTAGAATTCATCAAGTGGCTCAATAGATTTCGTATGTCCAGAATTCAGAAATACGGCGTTAAAATTGCATCGCCCAACCTCGCCGTCCTCGGCACTGATGTAGTACGCCCTGCCGCCATCTATGAAATAAGTTCCTGTGTGGGGTATGCGGTCTACATAGTATTTTCGCAGAAAAAGCTGGCGTTCTTTAATTTCTTGCCCTTTAAGGGTGTAAATTGCATTTGGATTGGTCATTGCCATGCACCTCCATTTCGTTATTACTGTTCGTTAGTGCAGTGTATCTCCTACATCGCCGTTTGATGCCCAGGCAACAAGCAACTGGATGGCATCACCAAAGCCGCCTTTCCAATAAAAGCGAATTGCCTCACCATCCGCAACCCTGTATGCATTTTCCATGGCTCTAAAAAGTGACATCTGCTCCTCGGTTAAGGTTGCCTGCAACCGTTCCGCACACTTTTCTAATTCCAAAAAAGCATCTTTCACCGGCTCCGTCTCATTTTTGCCGTAGTGGTTAACCCGCTCGGTAATGAACTCAGTCGTGGCCTTTCTCATGTACACATCCATATTTGCATCCCGCCTTTCTGTTATTTTGCACGATGGTTGTCGCGCATTTTCGGGATGCTATTAATCGCTCAACTCGACCGGTAATGCAACACACTATGGATTATATAAAGCGCATGGAAAAAGAGTCCCTTGCGGAACCCTTATCCCTTTGTTGCAATATAACAATTACATATATTCACGGCTACCATCCCGGTGAAACAGTTACATTTTTAAAGTGTTAGTGCTAGTTTTTTTCTGCCAATTTCAAGATGATTACATTGTCGGTTTGGTACAAAGCAAGCTGGTCTTTTACTTTCCAGCCCAACTTCTGCCTCAGTTCGCTTGGTAGCTCAGTCATACCTAAATCGCAAACCGTGCACTCCGGGGCTGAAGCATCGGAACCCCGGTGTAAGATAATTATGGTTTCCACATGGGTTATGGATAGTTTATCCCCAGGCTCCAACTTTAGCTTACCTTTTGTGTCGCGGGGTAAGACAATCCGCCCTAACTCATCAATGGTGCGTGAACTATATCGTTCCATTTTTTGCCTCCATTTCGTTTTAATAACCGCTTGGTGTGGATGATAGCCGGTGTTTTAATTGCGGTATTTTTACATTTACTCTGCGGATGGTAATGGCAGTAAAATAATCTTTGCGGGAACATTATGTTTTTTACAGTTGTCTATGACATGTTTAGTGCCACGGCTTCTCCCATCCCAAATAATCAGCATAAAATCACTGTTTTGGATTATTTCAATATTGCGCTTGAGTGGGGCCGCTTTGCCGTACTTGTCATACTCCGGCAAAAATTCTGTAATGGGGATATCGTTAGCCAGTGCATATTCTTTTGCGCAAGTATCAATGCCTTTTGCGCCGCCGGAAACCAGCATTGTTGTTTCTGGCGGTAAGTAGCCGGCCAGATTATCCACCATCAGCCCTCTTGAACCGATTACACCAACCCGCATATATACCTCCCTTGAATTTAATAGATATACAGCATATCTATTTTGAGCATTATGCCATGAAATAGATGTATTGTAAACACACAATATATCTACAACGGAGGGATTACTATGGCAGTGAAAAGTGTGTCCATACGGATTGAACAAGAGATGCTCGATAAAATCGGCTTTGTTGCCGATTATCAAGGCCGTTCCTTTAACAGCCATGTGCTTGTGCTGATTCGTGATGATATTGAAAGGCACGAAGATAAGCATGGTAAAATCGAAGGGGCCGTAAAGCCGGATGTTAATGTGAAGCCTGCGAGAAAATCGTAAAATCCACTCCCGGTAGGAATAATCCTAGTGTTGGCCTACTTATGTGATACTTCTTTCACCACATCCGCATATTGGAGATAAACCTCATCACGTTCCACAAATACGCCTTCCATGCCATGGGCTTCAACATATCGGCGTATACTGGCCGATGCGTATTTGAGGTCATATTCCATGGCGTAGCAAATGCGCCCAAGCTGTGCGCAAGCCATGCCGGTGGAAAAACTGCCAGAAAATAAATCCAGCACGATAGCATTTGCCGCCGTGCTGTTTTGGATTGGTTTTGCCAGTAGGTCGAGGGGCTTCATTGTTGGGTGGATGTCGTTTTTCTTAGGCTTGTCGTATTCCCAAACTGTGGTCTGGTCGCGCCCGGCCTCCCATTTGTGCTTACCCTTGGCTTTCCAACCAAACAAAACAGGCTCATGCCGCCAATGGTACGGACTGCGGCCCATCACCAGCGAAGGTTTCACCCATTGGCAAACCCCGGACAGTTTAAAGCCTGCTTCACGAAAAGCGCGGCGGAACCATTCACCCTGCGTGTCGGCGTGGAAAATGTATGCGCTGGCATCGTTGTCCATGACGGCTTCGGCATTTTTGAACGCCGGTAGTAGGAGTTTTTCCACCAATACATCTTCGGTTAGACCATCATTAGCGATTTTCCCGGCTTTGCCCTCATATGAAACGCCATATGGCGGGTCTGTGAGCAGAAGATTGGCACGTTTACCGTTCATTAGTTTTTCGACATCCTCCGCTTTGGTGGAATCTCCGCAAACCAGCCTGTGATTGCCTAGCATCCATACATCACCAAGCAAAACAAAGGCCGCTTCTTCAAGAGCGGCACTAAGGTCGAAGGCATCATCTTCTACATCGCCAGTTTCTCCGGCGAATAATTTCTCAATTTCGCCGGGGTCAAATCCCATAAGTTCCAAGTCGAATCCGAGGTCTTTAAGGTCAGCAAACTCCAAGGCTAGAAGTTCATTATCCCAGCCAGCGTTTAAGGCGAGGCGGTTATCCGCAATAATGTATGCCTTTTTCTGCGCATCTGTGAGATGTTCAACAAAAACACAGGGAACTTCCGTCATTCCTTCAGCTTTGGCGGCAAGTATGCGCCCATGTCCGGCGATTATATTTAAATCATGGTCGATAATTACCGGGTTTACGAAGCCAAATTCCCGCAAACTAGAGCGTAACTGTGTAACCTGTTCCTTGCTGTGGGTACGGGCATTTCTGGCGTAGGGAATAAGCTGGTCGATATCCACTTTTTCAAACCGTTCTGTGGTACGCATGGTAAAATCACACTCCTATGGTGGCTACAGATTTATCAGAAGCCGCGATTTTTAAGCATCTCTAAAAAGGCATTACTGCCATTCCCGGTAAAATCCTTGGTAGAGTTCTGTGCGATAATGGCCCAAATCTCACGATAAAGTGCTGTAGCCTGCTTGGAATATTCCAGTGCGGCCCTTACATATGGCGATTGTTTGCCACCTTGGAGGACACGGCCCAACTTTTTATTCATGTATTCGGTTTCGAGAAAACTGCGCCGGATAAAAGCAAAATCCTCCACCAATTGGGGAGGAACGTATTTTTCACATCCGCTATTCTTTATCCACTCCATCATCAGCCAATATATATCCGATGCGGAGGGGAGCGATTCATCGCCCTCTTTGCTGGTCATATCCAAGAATGACGGCGGGGCCGGTTTTGAATTTTGATTTTTTGATTTTTGATTTTCCGGCGGGAATTCAACCACCTGTGGTTTCCTGTGGCTAACCTTATCGACACCCTCGTCAATACGAGACGCTAAGGGTTTTCGGGGTCTGCCCGCGCCGGGTCGCTTGCCGCCGCTGGGCATGGCATTCACCCCCTGTAAAAAAGTTTTTGATAATGCGGAAAATTCACACGGTACTCCGGGCGCGCTGTCCGATAAATTTATTTTTTAAGATTCGAACCGCCCCTGGGCCGTATGATATTTGATATTTGATTTCGAAGTTGGAAATTCAAAAATCAAATATCAAAAGTAATCACCCTGCTCGGCATGAAGCCTGCTGTGGCATTCCGCACAAAGGGACATAAGGTTATCCCAATAGTGGGTACCGCCATCGGTCAGCCGCTTCTTATGGTGTACGGTTGTAGCGGCAGTCAATTTTTCTTCCTTCCAGCACATGGCACACAGAGGGTTGGCGGATAGGTACGATGTTCGTATCTCCCTCCACCGTCTACCGTACCGCTTATTGCTTTTGGGATCACGTTGATGTTTGTTGTAATGCTTCATCGCTTCCTTGGCATGGGTATCGCAGTAGCGGTGAGCAGTTAACTCCCGGCACCCACGATGGGCGCAGGGCCTCTTTGGCTTGTTGGGCATAGGTTTCACCTCCAACACAAAAAGCCGCCCGGTTTCCCGGAGCGGCCTCTCTAAATTTCGTTAGCATAATCATATGTGGTCTTAAACCCAAATGCAACGACATCGTTAGGACACTATCCAAAAAGAAGCGTCCGCATCTGCTGTAGTGCCTTGGCTCTCAAGCGGTCGATATGCCGCTCTGTATAGTTCAAACTATTGGCAAGCCTATATCTGGCACCATTACGAAGCTGGCCGGACATATAAATCTCGCTTAATATTTGTTGCTCCCGCTCCTCCAACTGTTTCCATGCCGGTGCAAACCAAGACATGTATTCTTCGGCAACGCGGTAACGGTTTTTAAGGACATCCATTTTGTCGATAAGGTTAGTCAACAGTTCCTGCCCTGCGTTGGGATTCCAAGCAGACGGCATACCCGTTATCTGGCTACTTCGCGGTGAATTCATACGGGTAGAAACATCATGGATATCATCTGGTGTGTTATCAATAATGGCCTGCATATTTTCGTAGTCACGAATTGCAGCTATAGTAGCCGCATTGGTGTCTAGGTATTTCCAAGCTATCATAAGGCAACCTCCGTTCAAGAAAGGGATTCTATAATCTCCTTGGCTTCTTGAAGCGATGTAACTTTGAAGGCTTCGCCATTTGCGTCTTTGATTTGATTTAGCGTTGATTCCTGTATCTTTGTAAGTTTGCCCGTTGGGATTTTAACCTCTAACGCAACAAACCGCCCGTTAAGGCAAATAATAATGTCCGGCATCCCTGCCGTACCGTACATACCACCATGGGTTTTCCAGAAGAAACAATGGGGTACGGTTTTTAAATGCCGCATAATTGCGGCAATGATGTTTCTTTCAAGCATAAACGCCTCCGGTGCGGCTAAGTTATAAGTTTTGTACCGGTGAACTGAACTGCTCAAAACCTCACAAACCCAGTGTTTTAGCGGTAGAACTGCCTGAACCACCTATGGCTCCTACTCTTTATATATATTACTTTTTATTATATTCACATATTTTTTACCCTTATATAAAAATAGAAAAGAGTAGTTCATACAGTTCAAAACCTTTATTTTTCTTCTTTCCTTCTCTCACTCTGGTTCTAAGACAGTTCCCAAAAGTACAAACCGGTACTGCTCTGCATCAATATTGCGGCGGTCAATCGGCAAAACGTACACCCTTCCAGATTTTACGGCGGCTTACTTTTTCCAAGCCACGTTCTATGCCATTGCCGGATGCTTCCAAGTCCTTGTTAAAGTTGGTTTGCGATAATGACTTAAATCCGTTCTGCGTACAATAATCCCGATACTTCTCGAACAGCGAAATGCGTACACATTCGTAATTTTCGTTGAATTCGCAACATTCTTCAAGGAACATAAGCGATGAACTGCTTTCAACTCTGTAACGCCGTAATTCAAGAGTAGTCTGCTCCGTTTCAGTAAAGCGATAATTGTTAGACATCAACCGGCGAAGCCCATCCAAGGCCCATGCAAATATACCGTCTGCTTCTTCGGCCAGCCGCTCCCGAAGATTAGGATCGCGTTTTTCAACAGGCACAGACTTTTCGAATCGCATTATAATTAGCCGCCGAAAGAAGGCTTCGCTACGGTCGGCGTAATTTTTGGGGATGTCGTTACAGGAAAAAAGAAATCTTGCGTATGGTCGAAAGCTAAATGGGTCTTTATTCTTGCGCTCCGCAGTCACATAATCCTCGCCGGTTAGGGCCTTAAAAATTCCACCGTCATCAACGGCCTTTGAAGGTAAATCGGCAAATATATTGGCCAGTTTGCCAAACAACTCTGCTTTGTTAAACCTATCCCCAAGAGCCTGCCAGGGGATGTTGCTTACATTATCACTGCCCAGCAGAATATCTTGGGCAATGGATAGGAGTGTACTTTTTCCGGCGTTGGGTGCGCCTACAAATACAAAGGATTTCTGCGCCTTATTTACAGGAATAAGCAGGTAGCCAAATATCTCCTGCATCAATGGGATTTCCGTTTCGGGCAGTATCCCATTTAAAAATTCTAGGAAGCGCGGGCATTTCGCAGTTAGGTCAAAGTTTACATTAAGTTGTACCGTAGAAAAATACTCCGCTGTATGAGGCTTAAACGAACCATCCAGTACATTGTATAGGCCGTTGCGAAGATTAATGATAAAGGGATTAGCGTTAATTTCACGGACTTGCTTACGGATAGCGGAACGCCACTGTTTCTCGGCATCGCTAATTTCGCTTGCTTTTGCCGTTTTTAGCATAAAACCCCGGACAGCGGCAAAGGCCGCTAAATCCTCCATGGACTCATATACGCCATGATCATAAAAATAATAACTACCGGCACCATAGAATGCGGCCAGATTTTTTGCCATATGATCGGCAAGGATACTGGGCAGAAAGCGTTGGCCTCCGCGATCGGTAGGCTCGTACCAATCGGGCAATTCTGCACCTTCGGTTTCGCGTTTGGTTTCCTTACTGCTGATATGCTTTTTACGGATATCCCTGTAAAGAGACAGCAGGGTTTTTAAATCGGGAGCCTTAAACTCGAACTTGGCCTTAACGTCATGATTTATGATTGTTTCGGCTATGGTCGGCTCGGCGTTGTAGAGGTTTTCCTGTATAAAATTCTGTGCAATTTGAATATTGCCCAAAGGTGTCGATTGTCTCTCTAGGGCATCCAAAGTCTCTAATAGTTCCCCAGTAGTAAGCGGTTTATAACATAATGCCGCCGGAGATTTGCATCCACATTCCCCGGTATCCAGCTTGGGGCATTTGAAGCCAAACTCTGCAATCTTGGTACAGGTCATGGGCTTGGTGCCGCTATCCATGAAATGGGCAATCTTAGCATGCGTCTCGGCATAGCTGTATTTCGGGTAACCTTTAGATAAGGCATGGATGACCCTATCCCCGCCGTCAAATACAGCAAGGTTTGATATCATGCTGTACCATTGGTTTTCCGGCAAAGTCGCGGAGTTGGTTTTGCAGTGCTGTATAAAATCACAGCGGCGGCCCACAAGGGCCAATCCTCTGCGGTTGCCTTTTATTATGGGCATAGTAACTACGGCTCCGGTTGGTTCATCGGGTATTTGAGGCAGGGCCACTTCCAACTCTGCATGGGTATAACGAAGTTCCGGGCTGAATTTGATACACTCCACCATAACCGGCTCACCTTTGCAGTGATTAAACCCCGGCAAGCGAAGGACACGGCTTTCATTTACGCAGGCGGGATCGCCGTCAAACTGAGCGATTAGTTTCTTTTGCAGGCGGCGGAAATCCTTAACCTCTACATCCTGAA